CACGCTAATTACATCGGACACCAAGCGCTCTCAAAAGCAAAAGATGCTGGGCGCGTCTGATACTCCTTTATGTTATAATTTACAATATCAATACAACACGCCAACGGTTGCGGTAAAACTGGCTTAACTAAAGGGTAAAAGCAACCAAAATGGCAGACATCGGTTCAGCAACAGTCAGGGTAACGCCGAACATGACCGGCATCCAGAGCAAAATTGCTGCTGGTTTTAAAGGCTCTGCTGGTCCGGCGACCGCCGCTCTCGGCGACGAAGTAGAAAAGAACTCTGGTCCGTTTCAAGCAGCCCTCGGAAAGCTCGGCGGTTTTGCTAAGGCTGGCGGCATCGCTATTGCCGCTGGTATGGCTGCAGGAGCGGCTGGGCTAGCCACACTGACTACAAAGGCGTTGCAGTCCGGCGCGGAGCTTGAACAGCAACTGGGAGGCGCTGAGGCGGTATTCGGAGAGTATGCTGCGCAGATTAAAGCGAAAGCCGACGATGCGTATACCAATGCCGGTCTAAGTCAAAGTGAGTTTTTGCAGGGCGCTAACAAAATGGGGTCACTATTCCAGGGCGCTGGCTTAAGCGTTCAGCAGTCTATGCAATTATCTGCCGACTCAATGCAACGCGCCTCTGACGTTGCCTCTATTATGGGTATCGATACTACTGCCGCTCTCGAAGCGGTGACCGGCGCTGCTAAGGGTAATTACACCATGATGGATAACCTGGGTGTAAAAATGAACGACAGCACCCTTAACGCTTATGCGCTAAAAAATGGTATCAACAAAACGACCCAGTCCATGACCGAGCAAGAAAAGGCTTTGCTGGCTAACCAGATATTCATGGAGCAAACTGCCAAATACGCCGGAAACTATGCAAAAGAGAACGACACCCTGGCTGGTAGCATAAACACCACTAAAAAGGCGTTTGAGGACTTCATGTCGACCGGCAACGTGACCGGCTTCGTAAATAGCCTTGTAAATACTATCAAGATCGCCGTTCCGCAGATTATCTCGCTACTGCCTAAGCTAGTCGACGGCATCGTTCAAATCGTACAAGCTATCGTCCCGGCGCTGGCTTCAGCACTACCAACACTCATCCCTGCCCTAATTAACGCTGTGGTGAGCCTCATACAGGCTCTAGTAGCTGCAATGCCAACAATCATCCAAGCATTGCTCGCGGCGCTTCCACTGCTCATAGACGGCTTTATACAGCTATTCTTGGCAATTGTGCTGGCGCTGCCTGAAATCGTCACAATGATCGCAAACGCACTACCGACCATCATAGACGCCATTGTTACCGGTCTTACAAAGCCGGAGGCGCTCAACGCGGTAATTATGGGCGCTGTGCAGCTCTACCTCGCGATCATAAAGGCACTGCCTATAATCATCGTGGCGCTGGTAAACGCCCTCCCGACTATAATCTCGAACATCGTCAAAACGCTCACCAGCACGCAGTTCATCAATATGATGATCAACGCGAGCATCCAGCTATTTATGGCGATTATCAAGGCTATCCCGCAGGTGCTTGGTAGCATCCTCGGTGCGGTCGGTAAAATACTCAGTGGCATCGGGCAAATACTATCGCCAAGCAATCTGGCGCGAATTGGTGGCGACCTCGTAAAGGGTCTGTGGAACGGTATTAGCGACTTGACCGGCTGGGTACTCGGCAAAATTAAAGGCTTCGGTAAAAGCGTCATGGACGGCATTAAAGGGTTCTTCGGTATCCACTCGCCATCGACCGAGTGGGCATGGGTCGGAAAAATGGACGTCATGGGCTTGGCAAAGGGTATCACGGACAACGCCGGTCTGGTAACGAAAGCCGTCGACAAGCTCGCCACCGACGCTATGTCCGGCATGACAATCGCACCGGCGATGGCTGGTATGAACGTAACGCCTGTCGACCCAGCGAGCGCCACCAGCGCGGGTGTTGCAGCGAAGGACGGAATAACGCAAACTAATAACATCTACAACCAGGTGGATCTCGACAAAGTAAGCCGAGAGCTGGCGTGGCAAGTAAGGCGATAATATGAATATACTATTAAACGAAGCAGTAACACTCAGCGCCGACCCCAACGGTGGCAATTTCATTATTAAAAAGGTGACCGGGCTTGGTCCGGCTGATATTCGCACCTCGAGCTTCCTATACAGTGGTCGGTCCGGTGGATTAGTAACCGACCAGCAGTCAGGCTTCCGCATGGTAAGCATCGAAGGCAAGATCGGCGAGATTGGCGGCAACCGAGTCGACCACGCCGCAGACCGGCAGGCACTCCTTGCCGCACTTCCTATTGGCACAAAAATACCGGTGTATATAACAAACTTTGCCGGCGAGCAATTCCGCATCGATGCAAACGTTACTGACGCAAAGGTCGAATATAGCCAGGGCGGTTATACCAGCGACTATATGATCCAGCTTACTGCAGGCGACCCACTATTTTACAGCGTTGCTGGCGGGGACGAGCAGTCTGCAACCGTCAACCGCACCGTCGACAATGGTGGCTATGTTACGCCTTACATCCTGCCGGTTGAATGGGACAGCGGCGGCGCTCCTACTATCGTCACGAACAGCGGCAACGCAATTGTCTATCCTACAATCACGATTTACGATACAACCCACGACCCAATCCTAACCAACCAGGCGACCGGCGAGCAGTTCGCTATGAGTATCAATACCAATACCGGCGACGAGCTGGTAATCGATATGCTCAACCGCACAGTAAAACTCAATGGTTCGGACGTCATCGGCAATAAAGTCGACGGCAGTGTATGGTTCGGACTCCTGGTCGGCAATAATGCCATCCGCTTCGACACCGATACTGTAGACGACGACGGCTACGCAGAGGTTGTATGGCGTAACGGCGTGACGGGGATCTAACCCATGACACCACAACTAAAATACGAATTTGAGCTATGGATCAATGGTGTAATGGTCGCTGACATTAGCAAACTCGCCACCGCTCGCAGCTATAAAATCAAACGCAACGACAGCGAAGAACTCGTCTTTACTCTTGATGTAAAAGCCTATGAGGCTCACTGTGTGGCTGCCGGGCGCGACCCAGAGGCTACGCTCGTGCCATACGTGACTGACGTCCGCGTAAAGCGTGAGGGCGGCTATTTATTCGGTACGCAAGTAGTAGACATCAATTACACCTTTAATGAGGGTGGCGCTAGTATGGTCGTAAAATGTAACGGCTTCCTGGATCTATTCCGCGACCGGTACATCACAAAAAGCTATACGACCGAGGAGGCGACGGAAATTGCCCGGGATATGCTCGACGAAACACAGGTGGTATACGGCGACTTTGGCGTAAATAATGGTCCGGAGCAATTCAATACCGGCACAGACCGCGACCGCAACTATATCGACCAAAATATCAAAGACGCCCTTATGAACCTAACCGAACTCATAGACGGAAAGTTTGACTTTGCTTTCACGCACGACCGCAAATTCAACACCTACGAGCTGCAGGGTACATATCGACCAAACAACCGGCTAACGTATCCGTACAATATTAAAAGCATCAGCACGCCAAAAACAGCGCTCAACCTATTCAACTACACCATCGGGCTTGGCTCTGGGTTCGGTGAGGAAACGGTGCGCTCTGAAGGCGGCGCTGCGCAAGATACCGACAGCCGGTTAAACTACGGCACTCGGATGCGTATTGTCAGCTTTAACTCTATTGAGAACCAGACTGTACTCGACCAAAATACCGCAGCAGAAAACAGCCGAACAAAAGATTTACTCATTTTGCCGAAACTGACAGTGTCCGGCGAGTTCCTGGACTTGAGCACCGTATGGGTCGGCGATCGTATACCTGTCGAGGTGCAGGGACACCCGAGCCTGCCACTTAATGACATTTATCGTATCGAGCAAATCGACGTTACTCTCGACGAAAACGACGCCGAGGATATTGCGCTGACAGTCGACAACTACGGCTTCACGCAGGAGGTGTAATGAGCCGACTTGGATTAGTATCAGAACTGGCATTTGCGGAGGACTTCAAACAACTGCGCCGGGACGTTGAGGCTATAAAAAACGCCCAGCGAGTGGGGCGCGACATCCTAAAGCCTAAAATTATCGAGTGCCTGGATGGTAGCGGCAACCCGACTGTATACGACCTGGTGACCGTTCCTGTGCCGAACGGCTTCGGTGGCTATACCAACCGCGCCCACTTCGTGGCTCGCTTTACTGCAGCTCACCAGTACAATCCCTGGGGCGCTCCGCTCTATAAGCTAATGTTCGGCAGTCCATCCACACCAGCAACGCCCGGGCAGACGTATGGTTTTACTTATCCATACCTCGACGACTTCCTGGGCGTTCCAGGCAAGGTGAGCTATTGGGGTTACTTCGGCAATAACGACTTTGCGAGCGCTGTGCCTATTTACATAAAGGTCTATTTTTACGCCACTGACACCGGCACGCTAGCAGTAACTGCGGAGAGCATACCATAATGAAGCCTGACGGTTACCACAACCAGCTCGGTACAGAATTAAAGAGCATAGAGGATCAGATCCGCGAACTCAAAAAGCGCCAGCCAAATGGTACAGATACTGTGCAGACCTATGCAAACAAAAACTCTGCATGGGATATTGACTGGACGCCAACCTGGTCCTACACTCCCGGCTCGAGCCGAGCTTTGAATAAAGCGGTAATATTTGACGCCGACGAGCAGGATGCACCAATTAGCTCCATGCGCTATGAGATACTGGTAAACAACACGTATTGGTATACTATCGGCTCGTTCGACGCGCCTTTTATGGGCTTGGTGGCTGTAAACGGCTATGTACACGACTACTTCTTATCGTATGCCGGTCTAGTGCCAACTCCAAAAAAGGACGGTTGGTATTTCAACGTTACTGCCTATGCTAGTGGCACAAACGTGAAGGTTCGCTTTATGATTGATAGTACCGACACCGGAACAATAACTGTACAGGACATAGCATAATGCCTAGCCGACAAGACCTCCTCAACCTCCAGCAACGCGTCAAAGCCGCTATTGCTACGCTTGCCGAAATGAAACGCACCCCGCAGCCTATGGCGGGCGACAGTTGGGTATATTACCGACGTATGATTGCTCCGGCTTGGGACTTAGAGCTACATGGCATTACTAGCTCGAGCTTCGTAAAAGTATACAAAGTGACTTATGGGGTGGCTCGTCCATATACCGGCTTTGCTTTGCCGTTCGTTGAGGTGGACTGGGACACCCCCGCGCAAGATATGTCGTATGCCTGGTCGCCAGTCCGGGATGATCCGTATAGTTGGTGGCTGCGTGTCAACCACGTAACGTACAACAGCACCTCAGCCGGTATTATGATCAGGTTTAATATATTTGCCCCTCAGACTGGTATAATAACTGTAACGGAAATACCATAGTTATGATAAAATTAAAAGCAGATAAGGATATTCGAATATGAGCTTAGGAACTAGCAACAGAGACGGCGGTAAAACAAGCGAAAGCGGTCATCTTCGAGCGCTCTCTAAAATCGTATCCGGCGACATCATTACCGGACTAAACGCAGTCCAACGTGCTGCAGGCGTGAATATGAGCGTCGACGTACAAGTCGGCGATGCATTTGTGCGCCGCTCTGACAATACTTACGCGCATCCGGTATTTAATGACGCGGTATATAACCAGGTAATTAGCGCTGCTGACGGCTCAAACCCTCGCCGCGATATTGTTGTAATTTATGTTGATTATGGTCAAACACCAAGTACTGCAGTAAGCAATAACACAAACGGTGTCGTAAAAATCAAAGTCGTAAACGGTACACCAGCCGGAAGCCCTGTTGATCCAAGCGGCGCGGCTATTCAAGCGTCTGTTGGCGCAGGCAACCCATACAGCATACTCGCACGTGTCCGCGTCCCTGCCGGACAGACATCAATCAGCAACTCGCTTATAGATGATTTACGGAGTATGACTACAGCTAATATTACTAATGCCACAATCACTAACGCTAAGTTATCGACAGCCGCAGGTGAATTAGGTGGTGAATGGGCTGCATACTCACCGATATCTAGCGGTTTTTCAGCAATAACAAAGAACGTCGGCAGATACTTACAAGTTGGTAAAGTCACGCACCTTTTTTTGGATACAACAGGTACAAGTAATTCAGGGTATATAGGCTTGGAACTACCATATCCACCAAAAAGCACTGCTTTTATACCAGCGAGAGTACTAAGCGGCGGCGTTATCCCAGATAGCCCAGGTATGATAGAGATTATTGCTGGTTCGACTGCGGCGGTTGTTTATAGGTCTTTTTCAGGAGGAACTTTTGTTGCGAGCGGCACAAAAGCTCTTCACCCGATAACAATAGTGTACGAAGCAGCATAAAACAAAAAGGAGCATAATAATCTATGGACACCGCGCTGCCTCGTAAACAAAAGTGGAACAAAACAGAATGGGCAGCCACGCGTAAACGTGTGCCGGTAACGTTAGAGGAGTAACTATGGATATCGGATTGCCCCTAAAGCAAAAGATAAACGGTACGGAATGGGCTGCTGCTCGTCAACGTGCCATAAACAGCAAAGACCCAGTATGCGCGATATGCCACAAGTTTATTGACGTAACCCTTCCAATGAAAGACCCGGAGACTGGCGAGTGGAACGGACTCGCGGTGGAGGTGGATCATAAAGTACCCCGCGCTCGTGGTGGTCCGATGTACGAGCTCGACAACCTTCAGCTTTCTCATAGCGCCTGCAACCGTAAAAAGGGTGCTCGCATGGACTCTGATTACGACGCTAATACTGTTGTCAATCCATTTCCACATTCAAATGCATGGTAATTAAAGGCGTGTTATAATTAAAATACTAACGAATAGGAGTATCGCCATGTCTGATCAAGAGCAAACACCAACCCAGCAATTAAAAGAAAACGAAGTGTTACCAGCGGAAATCCACGAGGACGAGTTGCAACACATGGGCAAAGGGGAGGAGCAATAATATGGGCTACAATCTACGCCAAAACCCAGCTCACCCTAATAACTTTACTCCAGGTCGTCAGGGTGCGACCGTAAATAAGATCGTCGTTCATCATGCCGCAACGACTGACTTCGATGGTATCGCTCGGACATTCCAAAACCCGAACCGCGCCGCTTCAGCGCACTATGGTGTTGGTCGTAATCAAAACGTCGACCAGTATGTCCAGGAAGATAACATCGCCTGGCACTGTGGTAACTGGGATGGCAACAAGTCCTCTATTGGTATTGAAAACGTAAACAAAACTGGCGGTCCGGACTGGCTAATTGATGATGCCACCTTTAATACCCTGGTTGAGCTTTGTAAAGACATTGCTAACCGAAATGGTTTCGGTCAATTAGTAGTTGGTAAAAACCTATTCGGTCACAAAGACTTTATGGCTACTGCTTGCCCTGGACAGCTATATGGTCGTCTACAACAGCTTGCCGACGCAGTAAACAGTGCTGCCGGTGGCGGTGCAAATCCAGTACCAACACCGTCGCGCCGATCTAACGAGCAAATTGCCACCGAAGTATTGGCAGGCGCTTGGGGTAATAACCCTGAACGTAAAAACCGTCTCGAGGCACAGGGATATGACTACGGTGCTATTCAGGCTATCGTAAACGGTCGTGTGGGCGGCGGAGCACCTGCGCCAGCACCAGCTCGACCGAGTAACGATGAAATTGCAAACCAGGTACTCGCCGGAGCATGGGGCAACAATCCATCACGTCAGCAACGTCTGCAGGCTGCAGGCTATGATTACGGCGCTATCCAAGCACTCGTCAATCAAAAGCTCGGCGGAGGCGCTAGCGCCCCTGCTCGCAAGTCTGACGAGCAAGTAGCGAACGAGATAATCGCCGGAGTTGGTGGCTGGGGAAATAACCCACAGCGTGCTGAAAAGCTCCGCGCCGCTGGCTACGATGCTGGCTCGGTCCAGTCAATCATTAACCGTAAACTAGGATTCTAAAAATATGTTTGTATTTACCCTCGACCCAGCATTAGTAGTTCAGCTCGTATTGGCTGTGGTATTACCTATACTAGTCGGACTCGTAACAACCCGCGTTACTAAAGGCTCAATCAAAGCGTGGCTACTAGCCGGGCTGACGTTGGTAACCGCGCTATTGACCCAGCTTGGCGCTGCAATAGCCGCACAGACGGCGTTTGACGTTGGTTTGGCACTAATTAGCGTTATACCTGCCTTTGCCATCTCAGTGGCGACGTACTACGGTCTGTGGAAGCCAACCGGCATCGGGCAAGCAGCGCAAGATGTACATACCACTACTCTTGTAAAATAAACATTCGGTTAAATCAAAAGAGCGCCCCTCGCCTCGGCGCTCTTTTTTATTGGTCAGTGTTTGTTTTATCCACTGAATACATTTATTGTACAGCGGGCGGTTTTATATAGTCAAGCGACTTGCTGCCTTTCTCGGAGTTGCAGAAATAGCACGCGGGTTTCAGGTTGTCGAGATTAAAGCGCAGGCTCGGGTCGCGTGACCGGCTGACAACATGATCCAGCGTAAGCTTGTTTATATCGATACGCACCGGACACCAGGGATGGATGCGCAAATAGCATTCCCAGTACTGCCCCTCTATTGGCGGCGGGTTCTTTCGTATCCATGTGGCGCGGGTAAGAAACCACTGCTTGGTAGTTTTACCAACTTTGTTTATTGGCTTTGTTGAGCGCCGCAGCGCCACTCGTTTGATTGCTTTCTTGGGGTTGGCTGGACACATATACGGGAAATGACCCATCTGCTTGCAGTGTCTGCAGGGCTTTTTTGGAAATCTGTCCATGTGAGTAAAATGCCTCCATTCGTTTGCTCTAATTGTAACACTTGCGTTTATGTTACAATTACTACATAAACCAGAATGCATACGGGAACTACCCGGAGAAAAAGGAGAAGGCATCATGGCTAAGTCAAATACAGAGGTACAGCCTAAAGTAATCAGTGAGGATAAAATCGTCCCGATCGATACGTTGGTCGCGAATGACATCAACCCTCGTAAGATACATCAAAAGCAATTCGAGGCATTGAAAAAATCACTGCAGGAATTCCCGGAGATGAAGCAACTGCGCATGATCGTGGTTGACGAGAACATGAAAATACTGGGAGGGCATCAGCGTATCTACGCGCTGAAAGAGCTCGGCTATACAGACGTCGAGGTCAAGCAGGTATTTGGCTTAACCGAAAAACAAAAACGCGAATTCATCATCAAAGACAACACCGCATCTGGTGAGTGGGACACTGACATACTCGCAAACAACTGGGAAATGGACGAGCTCGAGGGTTGGGGTCTCACGAACTTTAACTTTGGCGACGTCGATAAAGAGCCAAAAGAACCGGCATCAAAAGACGACCAGAGTAAAACGCACATCTGCCCGAACTGCGACTTTGAGTTTGAAGATTAGAATATCTTAATACTCCTTGTGCTTTATATCATCGTTACGGTATAGTTAAACTTATGAATTGTAAAAAATGTAATCTTATGCCAATCTTCACAAAAAAAAGCGGACTGTGCGCTCGTTGTTATAACTATGCCAGTGGGCGCAGTAAGTTTGAGGATAGGCAAAAAGCACCCTATGGTTCTCAGAAAGGACACCCCCTGCTACGCTCGTACAGGAAAATGCTTGACAGGTGTTACTCAAAAAACTGTACAGCGTATCCGAATTATGGAGGCAGAGGTATTAGGGTACACCCGCGCTGGCGTGGGGTAAGTGGTTTTACTAACTTCGTGAGCGATATGGGAGAGAGACCAGAGAAAACGTCGCTTGATCGCAAAGATAATAACGCTGACTACTCGTATGAAAATTGTCGTTGGTCTAGTAAAAGCGAGCAAGCACGAAACCGACGCACGAACCGAATTATAACCGCGTTCGGCAGGAGCCAGCTTCTTGTCGACTGGGTTGCTGATACAGGTATCAAACGAGAGACAATTATGATGAGACTCAAGCTGGGGTGGACACCAGAGCGAGCTTTATCTTTGCCGCCTAAAAAGACAGGGAGGAAATACTGATGGCTAGGCACTACGGAGTGCCATACATGGGCAGTAAGCAGAAATTGGTTGATAAAATAGTACCGTTTATCATGAAGCGCCACCCCGACGCTGATTCGTTTTATGATTTATTTGGTGGTGGTGGTAGCGTGTCTCTATACGCAGTTCGAAAGTATCCTCAGCTCAAGGTTGTATATAACGAGCGCTCAAAAGCAATAAGCGCTCTCATGCAGCACCTCCGCGAAGGCGGCGAGATACCGACAGGCTTCGTTACTAGGGCTGAATTTAAAGCAAGGTTCGAGGATGACAATTGGTATGCCGGTCTACTTCAGTGTGCCTGGACCTTTGGCAATAATCAGAAAAGATATTTATACGGCGTGCCAATACAGGATTTTAAAGAGGCTCTGACCGAGTTGGCTATGACTGGAAGGGGTGATATTGAGTGGCTTGAAAAGACTGCAGATGATTTTAATAAGAGAGACTACGGTAAAAGCGTCCAGACCAAAATATATCTAGACTCTAATCGATACTCTACCTCATATCAACGCCGAATTGTATTAGCTAGACAAATATCCAAAGTGGGTGCTCTCCAGCACCTAGCAAGGCTAGAGCGTTTGTTGCAAATAGAAAAAATGCCAGAGATTAAAAACTTAAATATCAGTGCCGGCATGAGCTATGATGAAGTTCCGATCACTGGCAATAAAAGTATTATCTACTGTGATCCGCCGTATGAAGCAACCGAGGAATATCGAGAAGGAGGCTTTGAGCATAAAACATTTTACGATTGGTGCATGGAGCAGAAAGCGCCGGTGTATATCAGCAGCTACGATGTAAAAGATAAAAGACTGAAATTGGTGAAGTCGATCAAAACCCGCTCTCTACTAAATTCATCCGGTAGTAAAAAGGTTAGATATAATTACGAGAATATCTATTGGAATGGCGTGGAGTAGCGAATGCCTGCCCCCAAAGACCAGAAACCAAAAGACCCAGTCGAAGCGGCACACGAGGAGTGGTTTTTTGCGCTTGATCCTAAATATGTCGTCCAGCTGATGACGGAGTGGAACGAGCAAAATCTAAACATCGTCATCAAAAACAAAAAGGATTACGACGCCTGGTTCAATTACTTCCGAAAAATGCCGACCAGCCATATCCGAATGCTAGTCGCCACCGGGCAGGACATACTCGACGCCGAGGCATACTCCGCACTCCGTATGTGGGCTGACATCATTAGCAACCCGGCACGTATGAATAAAGTCCACCAGACCGGGCTATCGAAAAAGGGCAGCAAAAAGAACTCAATACTTGCGCTGGCGCAGTCTAACGACCGCCTGGCGGTTCTAAAGGCGACTCGGGATAAGATTGCCGAAAAACTCGACAAAGGCGCAGGCAGCCGCGATACGGCGCTCCTGACGCGGGAAATGACGGAGATCATGACCCAGATTGCTGATTACGAAAAACGACTCGGTCCGAAAGCCGACACCCCGCTCGGAGCGTTGTTTGCCGATATGCCGGAGGCAGCGGGCAAGCGCGAAAAGAATGCTGGCGCTCGCAACACTAGTTACCGGGCGAGAGTAACAATTGACGATCTAAACCAACCACCCGAGGAGGCTGAGTAATGGCAAATTCAAAAATGAAACGATACGGCAACCAGACTCCGCGCATCGATGTATACGAGAACGGTGATATTTGGCTAGCCGATAAAACAATACGTCTCTGGGAGAGCTATGGCGGCAAGTTACTGCCCTGGCAAAAAAACGTGCTCTATCGCTGGATGGCTCTGAACGAGGACGGCACGTGGGCAAACCCGGACTGTGGACTCGAAGTGCCGCGCCAAAACGGAAAGACCGAGTTGTTCCTGGTCCGGATCATCGGCGGCATGGTATTTTTGCACGAGGCATTGATTTACACCGCGCAAAGCGACAATACGGTGGCAACAATCAAAACTCGTCTGCAGCGATTCTTTTATGATGCCAAGGACGAGATCCGCAATATGCTTACTGACGAGTTTGATAAAGAGCCAAAGTCGCTCGACTACGTGGAGCTTCGCAACCGGGGACGAGTAGTATTTCGAACCCGAACGCGTACAAACGGTCTGGGTGCTACAAACGATACACTACTAATCGACGAAGCCCAGGAAGAAACCGACGCGCAGAACGAGGCGCTATTGCCTACCATCTCAGCCGGTAAAAACCAAAACCAGCAAACTATTCGCGCCGGTACTCCGCCGAGCGGTGGTGGCTCTGGTACTGTGTTCATTCGTAAGCGCCGGAACGTACTCGAGGGCAAAGTTACCGACGTATGTTGGCAGGAGTGGAGCGTGGAGAATATAACCGACCCGGCGGACGTGGACGCTTGGTATGCAGCCAACCCAAGCCTCGGTTACCACTTGCTTTTATCTGCAGTCAAAAAAGAGGCTGGAGAAATGGCGATCGACTCATTCAACAAAATGCGCCTGGGCTGGATCGCGGGTGTCGAAAGCCAGCGTGCCTTTACGGACGATCAATGGCTGCCGCTTGCCGTTGAGAAGGTCGAGCTGCCCGAAAACGCGCCATTCGTGTACAGTATCAAGTTCGCGCCGGACGGCAGCGCTACGACGCTGTGCGTGGGCGTGCTGATGGATTACGGTATGGTTCACGTCGAAGTAATCGAGCGCAAGCCCCGGAGCGCTGGCATTAGCTGGATTACCAGGTGGCTGTTCCTGCAGAACCGTTGGCGTAATGCTAAAAAAATCATCATCGACGGCGCTTCAGGCACGCAGCTGCTTGTCGAGGAGTTGGTGCGGTCGGAGCGGCGTATCAGTAAAAAGATATTAACCCCGAACGTAAAAGAAGCCGGAGCAGCATACGCCGCCTTTAATGATGCAATAGAGAACAAATTAGTTACTCACTCCGATCAGCCGGGACTCAACGTATCAATGAAAACAGTCAAGCGCCGAGACATCGGGCGCGATGGGATGTATGGCTATGCCAGCATGAACCCAGATATACAGAGCGACCCGGTCGAAGCGGCGGCATTCGCGTGCTGGGGTGCTGTGCGCTTCAGTAAAGAAAAAACCAGCTCCGGTACTTCGCAGGAGATTATGCTATAACACCCCCTAGTCTGTACACCGGTGTTGTGCTACATTTAATGGTAGCCACTAGGGTAGTAAGACATCCTTGAGGTTAGAACTCCATTCGGCATATATAGCGACCCAGAAAGCGAAAGCTGCAGGGTCGTTTTGCTATCTGTAGAATTGATTTTTTAAGGCAGGTGTTATATTTTTAAACTATGCATTCAGTGGACCGTATAGATAAATGGAAAAATGAGCCCCCAGATATGGACGCTCTTAATCTTGAGTTTTTGTTCGACCCAGATCCGAACAGTCTATATGGTATTCCTATGCTTAAACCATGCAACACTATTCCATCTGGGCTGGTGCAGTTTGGAATAGGTAAAAAAATACTGGACGACATTAAACCAGAGGATAGAGTTGCGATGCATTTCTTCCTCGACGACTACAGATTTGAGAGAGTATGGAAAAACCCACTAAAGTACTCAGCGTACCCACTCAAGTCAGGTATTGCGCTAACCCCTGATTTTTCCATATGGAGCGACATGCCATTAGCACTACAAATATACAACACATACCGCAATAGGTTAATTGGTGCTTTGTGGCAGGCAATGGGAATAGATGTTATTCCAACAATATCCTGGACTCACCCCTTTAATGACCTTTGTCTTGATGGCGTCCCAAAACACTCAACGATTGCCATATCGCTTGTTGGAGTGTCGGATAAAGACCACAAGTATTTTATGCATGGGTTAAACAAAATATGCGAGAAGCTCGAACCACAAAACATAGTGTGTTATGGTTCGATTCATAAGAATAGGATGATATTTGGCTTAAAACCAAAAATCTATGAATTCCCGACTAGATGGGATATAATTGAGGCAAACAGGAGATAAGCATATGGGCGGTAGAAGCGGTGCAGGAAGTTCAACCAGGGCATACAAGAAAATGTCCTCTGGAGAGCGAAACAAATATTATGCTGGTTTAAGCACTGCTCTAAGGAAAGGTGCTTCTATTCGACAAGCGCGGTCAGAGGCAAAGGTTGCGGTTGGTAAGTACCGGGCTCAAAAGAACCGAAAACGTAAGTCATCTTAGTTACTTGTAAAAACCTATTCAATATCTCATTTATACATAGCTATTGACAATTATGCAATTTTAAGCTATCATGTATTCATGATCGACAAAATCAAAACCAAATACAAAACTTACACTCTCGGCGAATTTTTACCAATCTACTACGACGGGGCACTAGCCAATAAAAAACAGTTCCATCTATACAAGATTGGTAAGGCGCTCAACGCCGTAAACAGTGCTTTTGTAGGCTTTGTACGCTCCGCCTATAGCAGGTAAACGCCCCTGTTATTCTCACCATTTTATATACTATATAGATATTTCATGAAGAAATATTTTATATACTATATAGATACACCCGGTAATAAAGGGTAGTTTTGCACAATATCCACAGACTTATCCCCTGAGTAACCACAACCGCAGTTGCTCGTAAAAGCCCGCAATGGTATATTGGGCAGTACAGACGAAATGGAGGGAACAATGTCTTACACGGTTGGCGAAAAACGGCAGGCTACTATGCTCGCACGAATAGGGGAAGCATCAGAACTCATCGATAATATGGCGTATTTGCCCTTTTATAGAAGCATCCAGCTGAAGCTCGAAAAGAGCGGTCACGCCGAGGAGTGGGGTAAAATGATTGCAACTGCTAAGGAGAAAACAAACCCGAAGCACTACTTTGCTCGCCTCTGTAAAATGGTCAAAGACGGCAAGTACATATTCACGAAAGCGACCGAGGCTGTTAAGGAAATAGCCCAGCACACCCGCCTATACCTACACGACAAGCTCGTAAAGTTCGGATTCGGTAAATACCAGAAGTACTGGGTCAAAAAAGCAAACGAATTCATAAACGCCAATAGCCAGGCAGCATTCGAGGAATTGCTCGAGTATGCCAACCGCAAGGGAATATCGCAAAAGTACATGGCGACCGCACTCAAAAACTGCAAAGCGCCGAGCAAATACTACACCGAAAACGTACTCGGGAGCGCCAAGTAATGATAAAAGATATAATTTATGTACTACGAGTGATTATTCCGCAATGGCTAAAGAGGCAACTCCGGCTCAAGAAGCGCCGGAATAACAGCTGGAAGAGTTATTTCAATTTAACGCGCCGGTTTCATGAAATCAGCCAGGACAAGTGGGTTAACCGATGAACTGGCGGGGCTTTTTCAGCTTCAGGCGTAAACCCCAACCGGTCCAGCCTATAAATAAAAAGGTGATATTGCACCTGTGTGCCGACACCGGCTCGGACACGATGCCATACCAAAACGATCCGGAGTACGAAGTCGTCCTGGTGGGGATTGGCGTTGGCGTGGAGAACTTCTCGTTTAAGCGCTGGCAGGCGTTTCATGGCTATGATCTACATGTACATGGTATTGTTGCCAACCCGCCCTGCCTGGAGTTCTCTACTGCCCGCAGTAACGGCAAGGCTCGAAACCCCGAGGAGGGAATGTTCTTGGTAAAAGAGTGCCAGCGGATCATTGCTGAAGCGAAAGCCGACGGCTATCTAAAATGGTGGGTTATTGAAAACCCGGCGAAGGGCAGGCTCAAAGACTACCTCGGCGCTCCGCGCTATCAATACGAACCCTGGTGGTTTGGCAGTCCCTGGACTAAGAAAACGGCGTTGTGGGGCGAGTTCAATATACCCCAGCGCAAATACCTAGACTGGTCCGAAGTGCCAAAGAACCCCGAGCTATACGTCCGACCCGGGCGCAGCAAGCCATCGCTGGCATTCATGCACAAGTCAGCCATCAAGCTAATCCCCGAGTTTGAAGTAATCGATCATGGCAGGGTCGACAGCGACATGGAGTTCCGCTCCCTATGCTCACAAAAATACGCTGAAGCGTTTAAACAGGTAAACCCATAATGAAACGAGAACACTTTAAAATACTGTTTTTAGATATTGACGGTGTATGCAACCACCAAAAGACCCGGGAGCGCCAGGGCGATACTAAGTTTATTGGCATAAACCCCGCTATGGCGGAGCGTGTGCGCCATATCGTCGCCGAAACCAACTGCAGGGTAGTATTGTCGTCCAGCTGGCGATTATTCCCTGACAGCGCCAAATACGCCGCCGAGCACGTTTGCGAGTTCTTCGATATGACACCCGACCTGCAGCGCGGAGCAGTCTGGGGCATGGTATACCGGGGCTTTGAGATCAAGCAGTGGTTGGACGCGCACCCCGGCGCTCGCAAATACGCCATACTCGACGACAGCTCCGACTTCCTATGGGGACAGCATTTATTCCGCACTACCTGGGCTGAAGGACTGACCGACGAAATAGCCGATCAGGTAATCGCCCACCTCAATGCATAGCCACTTTGTATGCCCAAATATTAAATGCGCTTATGCTATTGCATCTGAGTCGCTTAATGAGCTACAGTTGAAATTGTTAAGGCGGACGCGCAAAAACTGCCCGGGATGCAATACATTGCAGCAGTTCCAAGAGCAGACAACGCTTCCAAATATACAAACCAAAACAACGAAGTCTTATGGAGGGACACAATATGAAAAAACTACTCAAAACACTCACGGCGGTATACCTAAGACTGCGAGTCAGAGACGCAAAGCGACTCGGCACGATGGACTTCACTAGCGGCAAAACTAGCTGGTAAAGTAACCGCCACTACTGTAAGCCCTGGGGATAACTCCGGGGCTTTTTAGTGTTTACAAACTGGGGGGAGTTTGTGCTATACTGAAGGTACATCAACAACGTTCTATGAATGGAGGGAAACGTGTTAGAGGGATTATTTGGTAAACGTAAGAAGGGTGCTAGCGAGCCGGTGAGTATACCAGCAGCGTTGCAACCGGAAGACCCGGTCAATTACAATTCCGTACTCGACTATGTGGTCGGTCTATCAGACAGGGACTACAAAAAACTGACTGCCTCGGCTGAAATATACCGGGATGCAAACAAGAAGGTGGCGAAGCTACTCGGTATTAAAGACGAGCCTACTACCACCATCAGTACCGAAAAGCCGGACACTACTGACGACGAGCTAGATGCTATGCTTGCCGCCAACCCGGACGAGCTTGCCGCTGCATTTATAGACGATGCGCCGGCATCGCCAAAGCCTAAGAAGGCTCAATCAACCGAACGTAAAATCGAGGTCAAGGAGTAATTATGCTTGCCCGAGTAAAAAAGTTATACAAAAACTGGCAGGCTGATCGTCAGCAATTGCGAGAGCTGACGATCC